GTCATCGCCATACTTGTCGCTTGCTCCGGCAATAGTCCGAGCATCGCGCCCGTTTGCTTCCACAGACTCACCGCGCGGGCACTTCCGTCAATCGGGATGGCCGCCTCTGCCGAACGCTCGGCGAACGTCGTAAGGAATGCGCCTTGCTTGTAGATTCCACCGAGCGCGTTTGCAGAGATATCGACTCCTGCCGCTGCCGATGCGGCACTATCGCCGCCTTTGATAAAATTGACAACAGCATCGATCGGATGTGAAAGCACTTCACGCAAGGCTTCCCATTTTCCCTGCGCCCATGTGATTCCCTCGCCGAGTTTCGAC